CTTGACCCAGGTGCCCGACGGGTACGCCACGAACGAGATGTCCGTGGGGAACGCGGTGAGCGGGGTGGCCTGGCCCGGACCGCCGGACAGGCCGGAGAAACCGTCCTGCCAGTCGTACACGAAGTGCGGGGCCGCCTTGCGGGTGGTGAACGCGGCCAGGATCTCCGAGTCCGAGACGTTCCACTCGGACACGCCACGACGGCGCGCCAGACCGGCCCGCATCACCGGGATGGCCCAGTACGGGAGGATGATCTCCACCGTCTCGGCGCGGCCCATGCGGTTGCGGTACTTGATGTCCTCCACGGCCAGCTCCACCGCGCTGAGCAGCTGAGCCACCGCGTCATCGCCACCGGCGTTGTCCGGGATCGGGCCGACGGCCGTGGAACCGGCGACGATGCGCGCAATCACGCTCTGGTTCACCTTGTGGTCCAGGCCGACGAGTGCGCCCTGGGTGAACCGGCCGACGGCTTCGGGGTACCCCCGGCGCTGGAGCAGCGAACCGGTGATGCACAGGTACGCGACGTCCAGCCGGACCTCGACGAAGTCGGGGCACGGGATCTCGACACAGATCTTGTCGGTACCCTGCTGGACCTCGTACTCCGTCAGGATCACGTCCCCCTCGTCACCGATGGAGTCGTAGATCGACGCGAAATTCGGGCCACCGTCCTCAGGAATCTGGAAGCCACCGCGAGCTGCCTCGACCTCGGGGATGTCCAGCATGCCGTCCCGGGTCTCCAGGGCACACAGGTCGTAGATCGTCTCCGACGGTGCACACCATCCGGCGGCGGCCGTGAGTGACCGGCCCGCGTTGACCTGGTCCGTCATGCTGGCGATCAGCGAGCCGCCGGGGAGGCGAGACTGACGACCGGCGTACTCCAGCACGCTCATCGCGCCGTTGTTGCCGTCGATACGCAGCTCGGCCGGGAACTGGCGCCGGATGGCGACGTTGCCGTGCCGGACCATTGACCGGCCACCGACGGCGAACGCCTGGCCGCCGATGTGCAGCGGGCCACGCTGGCCGGAACGCCCGGATCCACCCTGAGGGTAGGTCGACAGGCGCCGCTCGATCAGCTCGGCCGCGTCGGCGAACGAGCCCAGTTCGGCACCGACGTTCGGAGCGTCGCTGGAAGCGGTGAGAACCGCATAGACCTCGGCCTCAGCGGCCGGAGGAGTGTCAAGGGTGCTGGCTGGAACGACCGGCACGGGAGCGGTCGTAGCGACCGGGACGACGGCGGGAGCCGGAGTCGGCTCGGCCACCGGAGCAGTCTCGGGTTCGGCCAGACCAGCGGCCAGCTCCGCGCGCGCGGCGGCAGCCTCGGCTGCGACGGTCTCGCGTCGGGTCTCCTCGGCGCCCACACCGGCCATGAGGTCGCGGTATGCGATCAGGTCCGGGGCAGGGGTGTCGTCACCCGCCAGAGCGGTACGGGCGTGGTCACGGGCCTGGGCCGCGAAAGCTGCGAACTCCTCCGCGCTGAGCGCGGACAGGTCAGCCGGGACCTCGAACGGGAACTCGAATTCCACCGGGTTCTCCTCGATCGGGGGTTGAAGTACGTCATGACCCCCGGCCGGTCCTAATCCTGACACCGGTGTGTCAAGCGTGATCGTACACCGTAGGCGGCCACGTGAGATGAAATGTCCTGCTCCCCCGGCGTTGACACTTCACAGTCAAGGCTGTAATGTACTGGGCATGACGACGACGACGACGAACACGACCTCCCGCCTGATCAACTGCCACCGGTGCGGTCGCAACACCAAGACCCGAGGAACCGCCAACGTGGTCGCCCGCCACAAGCCCATGGAGGGATTCTGGGCGGACTACCAGGGCATGTGCGCCGGATCCGGCGAGAACCCCTGCTTGGCCGTGGTCGGCGAACACCACCAGCACCCTTGCAAGCCGTTCTGAATCAGCCTGTTGACACTTCACAGTCACTGCTGTAATGTAGTTCTCGTGAGGCCGCAAGGGACGGCCCGGACGAAAGGACAGCAGCCATGCGGACGATCGAGCGCAACTACCGCAAGAACCCCCACACCGCCTCTTTCCTCCAGGTCTTCCACACCGGTATCGGCAGCACCGGCCGCAACTACCGTGAGGAGATGGCCCAGGCTGACGACGCCGAGGCCCTGGCACTGGAGGCGGCCCAGGATGACGACCTGCTCAACCTGGTCCCCGAGGTCGAGGCGATCGACAACCGGACCCCCGGTCAGGTCACGTTCATGGAGGACCTGATCGCCCGGTTGGCCAAGCTGGACAGCGAGACCGGCGCCCAGGCGCGCGAGTTCACGGACCGGATCACCGCGAAAGGCGGATGGACCTCCGGCCGGGGCGGCAACGCTAGCCAGTGGATCGACCGGATGCTGAGCCGGGAACGGGAGCTGTCCGCTCGGACCAAGGCCCCGGCCGCGCCCAAGACTGTCGAGATCCCGGCCGCGCCCAAGACTGTCGAGATCCCGGCCGGGACCTACGCGGTCACCACGGACGAGGTCCGGTGCTACACGATCGACTACGGCAAGGAGGGCACCCGGTGGGCCGGTTTCCTCTTCCTGAACCGGATCTCCTCGGACGACCGATTCCCGATCAAGAACCCGGTGGCCAAGGCCGAGATCCTGGCCGCCATCAGCGCCGACGTGGAAGCGGCCGAGATCCTGGCCCACCTCACTCTCCGCAAGTGCCGCCGGTGCGGTCGCCAGCTCAGCGACACCAAGAACCCGTACTTCTCGGTCGCCCTCGGCCCGGAGTGCGGCGCCAAGTAGTCCCCCGGCGGGGGGCCGGTCCTTCCGGCCCCCGCCTCCCTGTGGTAACCTTGCAGTTAAGACAGCGAAGTGGAGGTTAGATCGATGAACGTTCTCGATGACGTGGAGCCGGGCCAGATGATCTGTGTGGTCGGCCACGGTATGGCCACCGGCCAGCACGCGCACTACACCGTGAAGCGGACGACCAAGACCCTGTTTGTCGTCAGCCGGATGGTTCAGGACCGGGAGGTAGAGCGCCGGTACCGGTACAACGGCCGGGAGGTCGGTAGTCACGCTTACGGCGGGACCGTGGCGGACGTGAAGTGCCAGCGGAAGGAACAGGGCTGATGAAGGTTCGAATCATTGTCGCGGTAGTGATCGCCGCATCTATCGGCCTGACCACCTGGGCGGTCGTAGAGATGAACGACTGGGAGAACCGGTGCAACGACGCGGGAGGCCAGGTGATCAGCGAGTACATCGGCCAGATCGACACCCCGATTTACGGGGACAAGGGCCAGATCACCGGATGGGTGAGCACTCCCAACTACGCCTACTCGTGCCAGAACGATCGGGAAGAGGAGATCGAGGTCTGATGAATCACGACGACGTACAGGTGGGGAGCACCGTCACGAACGGTTCCAGCGCGCTCCGGATCACCGAGCGGGTCAAGTGTGACCCCCGGTACAAGACCTCGGGGTGGCGAGGGATGTGCATCCCGCTGGAGGAGTTCGGCGGGAACCGGGGCATGTCCTCGTTCGTCCCGGACTACCTCCTGAGCGGGTGGAAGCACGTGCCGTTCGAGTGGCGCGCCATCCCGGGCAACATGGAGGAGCGCTACGTCTGGGAGCCCCAGTGGCGCTGGCTGAACCGAGAGGTCCGTCGGGCTGTCCAGCCGACTGTGGACGGCATCAGGGGTCACGTGGTTACTACGCCGGAAGAGGACGAGGAGCGACGACGCCTGATGACCCGGATGATGGGGGTAACCCCTGAGAACGTGGCTCTATCCCTGAGGGGGGAGGACATCGGGCTCACTGAGGCAGGAGTGTGTCTGGTCGACAACGCCACTGGATGGTGCCGTACACACGAAAGGCTGGAAGGATGATCAAGCTCAACCTCTGGATCAAGCCCAGTTTCAGCAACGGATCCGGCGGCAACAACTGCGCCGAGGTTCTGGCGAACGAGCAGGGGGATGTGTTCGTCCGCAACAGCAAGGATGTCTTCCGGGACACGGTGCACTTCAACCGGGACGAATGGGAGGCGTTCCTGGCAGGTGTCAAGGCCGGGGAGTTCGATCTGCCGTGACATTGAAGAGTCAACGGAAGGTGCCCCGGTCCTGATGGACCGGGGCACCTCTCCACATCCGGGAGCCGTCAGGCGACCCGGGACCGCGCGTCAGGTCCGGGCAGGAACCTTGATCACGGTCGAGCCGGGGTGCTTGGCCGCGTACGCCGTGGCCTGGGCCTCGGTCGTCTTGGGCACGGTCAGCCCACCGGGCAGCTTCACCTTGAAGGTCTCACGGTTCTTCTTGTCCCGACATGCACACGCGATGGTGATCACCCCTCCCCGAGCACCGAGGCCAGCGCGTGACGCGCGTCCTCGGCACGATTGCGGTCGTCGGCCTCCACGGTAGCGGCCAGTTCCGCACGCGCCTCCAGGCGTGCCGCCTCCTCGCGCTCAGCGGCGAGGGTCTGGCGCACGATGTCAGCCACGTCCAGAGCCTTAGTGGCCCGGAACGTACCCAGAGCCGGGTCCGGCCCCAGCGACGCCGTGAGCGAGACCTGACGGCCGTTGCGCGAGTGCGTCTCGACCGGGAACCCGGGTTCGGAGTGTGCACGCGGACCGGGAGAGAGGGCCAGCACCTCCACCAGCGACAGCTGGCCGCCGATCTCGCGCCAGTCGCCGGATACCTTCCGGCGCTCCAGGACAGCCCGGTCCGAGGTCGACAGGCCCGGCTCGATCGCACCGGCCACAACGATCCCGTACGCGTCCGGGTACGCGCGCACGTAGGCAGCGGTGATCTTCTCGTCGTAGGCGCTCATGGTGGCCGCCGCGCCCAGGGACAGACCGGCGTGCCGTCCGCCCACGGTGATCCGGCCAGCCGTGATCTGGCCGCCGTCCTCGGTGTCCACCGTGAAGCGGTTGAACCAGGAGTACGACGCGTCCTCCTCCGGCGGGGTGACGCACACACCCTCGTAGCCGACGTGGCACGTGGCCCAGGTGGCGATGTGGCCGTACACCCGGCCGGTCGCCCAGTCCCAAGTGATCGGGGTCGGGCCGTCCAGCTCGGGGAGCGTGAACAGGCCGACGGCCGGGAGTGCGCGCGCTTGGGCCGCCATGGAGGCGACCAGGGCGTAGGTCCGTGCACGAGCCTCGGCGCTGTCGCGACCCTCCTCCTCGTCCGCGATCGGGTCGGACTCGATCAGCTCGAACGGCCGGGAGGTCTCCGCAAAAGCGGGGATGCTGACCAGCGTGGCCGCACGCACCCGGCCCGCGCTGATCAACAGCTCGATATCCGGCTCGGCCCCGTCGTTGGCCTCCATGTACTCCTCGACCATCTCCCAGGTCAGCGGCTCATCGGAACCCGCCATCACGGGGGTGGCCTCGAACGAGTCGAGATCGACGCTCGGACCCAGCGTGCCGTTGGCCGCCAGGTGCATAGCCTCGGCCACGTCCTCAGCCAGCCGGGGCATGGTCTCCCGGTCTGCGTCGTCGAACATCACGCCCCGGGCGAACACACCCTCAGCCTTGCGGCTCATCCCCTTGACACCGTCAGGGGAGACCCACCCACCGGCAAGTGCCTGCTCCACAGTGAGGATGGCCGCCTCCTGGATAGCGCCGATAGCAACGGCGCCATCATGGCCACCCTCCCGCTGGCGCACCCACTCAAACGGCATTGGCATTCCGGCCAGCGAGATCCCGCCGGTAGCGAAGCGTCGTCCGTCACCGGTGCTGGCGTTGATCGGGGCCAGCATGGTGCGGAACCTGGTACCTGACATGGTGTGTCCTCCCTGTCGGACAGATTATGCCCTCAGAGGGCTTGACACTTCACAGTCATGGCGGTAACGTTCTCTGCATGACGAACGAACTGGGACGCGAACTGACCACCGCCGAGCGCATCGCCGTTGCCACCGGCCAGATGACGATCATGGACGTTCTCCACGGGGTAGCCCTGGAGCTGGACGCGGCGCGTGACGCAGAGGTCCACACCGTCATGCCGTCGGGAACGGTGATCACCCGGGGCGAACTGTGGCGCGAGATGTGCTCGGTCCGCGCTCCGCGACCGGTGGTCACCGGACAGCGCGGGGGATGGATCGCGGGGGTCAACGCCTCTTCGAACATGTTCGCCTGATCGGTTCCCCGCAAGCCCCCGGTTGATGCCGGGGGCTTGCGGGGAACCGACCCCTTGACACTTCACAGTCATGGCTGTATCGTTCTCCGCATGACAACGACCGAAGCCCCCGCCACCGCCCGCCCGCACTCCGACGGCGGAACCTACATCGTCCTTCAGACGGCCGAGACCCAGAATGGATGGGCTATCGCGATCACCCGATGGACCACCTACCGGGGAGCGGTCCGGTTCGAAATCCTTCGCGTCGCCCCGGACGGAGCCAGCGTTCGCCTGGACGAGAAGAACACCGAGGCTGAGGCCCGTGTCGTAGCGAACCAGATGTGGAAGCGAGACCGCTGACCGGTCCCCTCGCAAGCCCCCGGTTGACGCCGGGGGCTTCATCGTCTCCGCCGGAACTGACGGTTACTCATGTCGACTGACTCTCCGCGTTCGACCAGTAACGCTGTGCATCTGCACTGAATGATCTCTTGGGGCGGACCGGACGGATCACCGGGAAACGCCAGCTCGAATCCACCCACAATGAAGGGCTGATTCAGCGGCACCCGCTGACCGTCCGCCTCCTCGTGAGTTGATCTTGTCCTGGCGTCGTCGGTGCTGAGCCAGATGCGCTCGTACTCGGTGTCGGGGTCCTCCTCGGCCACTACCCGGAACGCCTCGGCGCGACCGGCGTTGAGCGCGCCGACGGCCTCGGTCCGGGCGATCACCGTGGCCCGGTTCGGCCAGCGCTCCGAGGCGGTGGTTGACAGGATGTTGTCAATGCGCGCCCGGAGTTCCGGGATGCCCTCCCCGAGGTTGACACCGACGGCCACCTGATGGGCCACGAGATCGAACACCTCGTCGGGGATCCGGACCAGCCGGTTGCGGACCTCGGCCAGATACGCGGTAGCCCTGACACGCTGGTCCCACGGATAGGCCGCACCCAGAACCCGGCGGAACGCCACGCTGAGCGCCTTGCGGATCTCGCCGGACACGATGAGGTCCACCGCCTCGCGCCAGGCCGGTACGCGCGCCCACACGGCGTCGGGATTGGGCCGCTGGCCGCCACGCAGCACGGCACGCGCCGTCTCCACGAGCCAGCCGGACAGCTCGGCCCAGACCACCCGGCGGATGTCACGCTCGGTGGACGCGACCTCCAGCCGAGCCTCCAGGCGCTGGGGGAGCCACGGATCCTGGCCGCGCCCGTCCCACACCGGGCCTGTCACGGCTTGTCTTTCCGGGACAGGGCGAACCCGATCAGCCCTGCATCGTCCGGGCTGACGACCGACGACAGGATCACGGCCACCTCCGGGTCGATCATGAGGCCCAGGCAGGGGTCAGAGTTCCCCGGCTCGTCTCCGAGTTGCAGGTACAGGTTGCGCCGGTTCTTCCGGCCGGTACGGATCTTCATAGGATGCTCCCCGGCTCGTAGACACGCGGATCGATCTGGCGGCCACCGGTCAGGGCGAGAACCTCGGGCCAGACGAACCGGTCCGGGTCGGCCGGGTACGCACCCTCCTCGATCAGGTACCAGGCGGCATCTATCCGGGTCCGGGGCCGCACCGGGCGCCCACGGGGCCGGACCATCTGACGGCTACCGGTCTCCTTGACCGCGCTGGTGAAGGTCACCGGGCCACCGTCATCACGGTGTAAGCCGAGAAGACGGCCCAGAGTCCGGCGTACGCGGTCAGCCATCCGGCCACCCTCCAGGTCATGCCGTCACCGCGTACGTCAGGGAGACGCAGAGGTGAAGACCCCCGACGATGTAGGCCAGAAGCCACGAGGTGGCGCTGTCCTGGCGGTATCGATGCCGTCCGCGTGTCATGCCGCCACCATCCCCTGGCCCCGGTTCGCCACCTGGAGCGCGGCGAACAGCAGGTCGTCGTGGTGGCGGATGCCACGGGTCAGCAGTTCCAGCACGTAGCCTTCCAGCAGAGCGCGCAGATCGGTGGCATTCACCCCGAGATCGGCCGCCAGGGTGGGGATGTGACGCCAAGCATCCTCGGTCACCTTGGCCGCCTTGTCCCGGGTGATCGGGCCGACGTGATGGTGGAGTTCGTGGCGTGGCACCTCGGCCCATCGGCCGCGCCGTTCCTGTGGCGTGGCGAGACGTCCACCAGCCAGCTCCAGAGCGCGATAGACGGTCAATTTGGCGGCGGCGTTGAACACGGCCTCGGGGGAGGGCAACGCGGGCATTGACGGCGCGCTGAGGGCGCGCACGCGGGCACCTAGTGCCTCAGTCAGCGACCGGGTCTCGCCTTCCGCTGGCGCTTCCGGCGCCTGCCCGCTGTTGGGTGGTTCGTCAGCCGGTGGCTCCCCGTCCGGGTCCTCACCGTCCGCGTTCTGGGCGGAGGTCGGCGGCAGGCCGACGCTCTTGACGTTGGGGAGACCCAGCAGGCGCTGGACCTCTGGGTCCAGGATGAGGTCCGGCTGAGTGGTGAGCAGCTTGAGGACGATCTGCGCCGCGCGCTCCTGGATGGTGGGCATCTGATCGACGTCGAATGCTCCGGCGCGCACCAGTTCCTCATCCTTGATCAGGAAGCGGTCATGGAGCTGGGAGGCGTCCTCCAGCCGGTTCGGCTTGGCCGCCAGGGTGGAGGTGTCGAACGCGAACGCGTATCGCTCGGGGTTGGCCACCCCCATGGACGCCAGCGCCAGCCGGAGGAAACCACGCGTCAGTGCGTCCGCGATCGGGCCGAGATACCCGGCCTTGATCCAGCGGATGCCCTCGTCCGAGATCAGCCATGCGGTCCAGTGATTCGCGTCCCCGATGCCCTTGATCACCTCGGCCGGGAGTTCGCTGGAAGAGGCGAAACGGTCGATGGCGTCCCGCTTCATGGTGCCGATCTCGGCGCTCAGTTCGGACCAGAAGGTGGTGGGCTTGAGCTGATCGAGGTAGGGCAGTACCGAGTCGGGCACGGTGGCGAAGATGGGGACCATGGCGCGCGCGTCGCTCTGGTCGCGGATGCTGGCGGCGGCGGCCCGTTGCATGACGGCCATGAACCCGGCCAGCCCGGCGGGATCACCCTCTTCCCGGGGGAAGTCCACACCGTCGGGCAGGAAGAACACACCGGCGCCGGTGAGCCGGGAGTCCAGTTCGGCGAATTCGCGCTTGGTCAACAGCTCGATCTCGCGCAAGGGGACGATGGCCGCCCGGGTGAACGAGTCGGCCTGATCAGTGTCGTTGGGGTGCGGGTTCCAGCACCGGATCAGGATGTCCACCCCGTCGGCCAGCTCCAGGTAGGAGCCGCCCCGGTTCTTGGGCCGCTTGACCTTGACCTTGTCACCCTCGGTCTTGAAGGCGGACCCGGTGACCACGAACCAGGAGCCCTCGGCCTTCTCGGGGGAGCGGGCGGCACCCTCGCCGACGATCCAGCACTCGCCGCCCACGGCGAGATCGATACCGGCCAGGCGTAGACAGTCGTCACGCTGAGCGCCGGTACCGAGCGGTACGGCGGCCAGGCGCTTGATGGCCTCGTCCTCGACCTCACCGGTCTCCTCGCCGGTGTCATCCACCTCGGTGACGTAGAGGCGCGCCTGGGCCATCGAGTCGCCGATGCGGCCCGAGATCTTGTGAAGCTCCGGGATGATGTCGTAGAGCCGCCAGGCCTCCTGCTGCCAGTCCCGGTTGCCGAACTTCCAGGTCTTCCAGGAGGAGGCGGCACCGAGGTCCACCATGGCCGTGGCACCGGCGAGCGATGCCGGGGTACGCCGGGGTGCCAGCGCGGTATCGGCGCGCGGCCGGGGACGGCGGAGAGCCACGTGTTACCTCCAGGACTTGGAGCGGGCAGAGAACGAGCACGGGGTACGTGGCTGCCAGAACCACCGGCGCCGGTCGGCGAGCATGTCGAACGGCCGGATGACGTAGCTGTACTGGACAGCGACCCAGTAGGCCCAACGCGCCCATCTCATCGGCCCACACTCGCCATCATGCCGGTGGCCTGGCTGAAAGCCATGGCCAATGCTGGGACAAGCATGAACGGGGAGTCCCCCCAGAACCAGACCAGGGGGGCGGCGACCAGGCTGACCCACATCCCGGCGCACCACGGGCACGTGATGAGGCTGGAGAACCACTCCCCGGCCGATCCGGGGGTGTCGTCCAGCCAGCCGACGATCCGATCCCGGATCGGCTCGGTGATGGTGTCGGCCACGATCAGGCCGGTCACGCGCGCCACAGCCAGGGCGTAGATCAGCAGTGCCAGCCAGGCCGGGATCGTCGTCATGCCGCCATCCTACGGGCCGAGGGGGACATCTCGGTTCGGTCGTCCCGTTGACAGGTCAGTGTCACGACTCGGTGAACCACGCACGGTGGCTGAGGACATCCTGGTCCAGGTAGCGGATCGCCACGTTGCCGTGCGCGCGCCGGGTCAGCGCGGCCGAGAAGTGCTGGCGGAGCGCCTGGCCCAGGATCTTGGCCGGGGCCTCCATCCTGCCCTCGGCCTTGGCCCACTCGTTGAATGTGGGGAGGAGGTCGGCAGTCGTGTACCAGCCGGGCGCCAGGTCTTTAAAGGCCGCCTGGATGTCGGCCTCGGTGACAACGGCGCGCGGCGCCGGAGGAGCGGTCATGATCCAACGGTACCACCCGTCCACCCGGTCTAACGATTCGGCGGGGGTGAAGGAGCGGGGGGAGTGGGGAGACTCTCTCCCCGGCCCTCGCGCCCGCGTGCACGCGCCCACCGCGCGCCTGCGCCTAAAAGAGAGGCGAAAAATTCCATCGTGTATAGCGTAGGGAGTCTCCCCACTCCCCCCGCTCCTTCACCCCCCGAGAGACTACGCATGGCCCCCGGCCTTGATTCGGACCCCATGCGTACCCCCGCGTCTTGAGCGACCGCTCAACTCATGCCGGTGAAGTCGACGCACGAACCTGTATAGACAGCTAGACAGCTGGACAACAGGGCCGCTCCCGTGTGGGTCAGGCGAACATGTCTTCGTCGTAGTCAGGTGTGAGACGCGTAGAGGCGCGGATATCTGTATTGCGTCCCTTACTCGTAACCACCTCTTTTACGTCTTTGAGAGAGGGCGATTCCGCTACGCGTGCAATAGGAATATCCGCGCCTCTACGCGTCTCAGACGGGTAGTCGGCCTTCAGCCCCAGGCCCCGCCAGACCCGGTCCACACCTTGATCGTTTCATCCATCACATCCGCCTCTTCCGCTTCTTCCTGCTCGTGATGTGCCAGTGCTCCCCGATCGCGGGAGCCGGGAGCTGGCACCGATACGGCGCCGTGCGTCACTGCCTCCCCGGGCGTTGCCGTTCGAGGTGCCGCGTCGTACCGGCGTACTCATACCCTCCCCCTCAGTCGTTTGTTCGGCCTTTTGCCGTTGCGCAACCGGCTGATGAACCGGCCACCCGCCTTCCCGATGTGCCAGCCCAGGCACTGGTCACAGAGGTAGAGATTGACCCTCTTTCCGCTGTCTGCCGCCAGTGATGCCCGTGCCTTCCGGGCTTCCGCCTTGGTCTCGTGCCGGTCCTTCCCGGCACACCGGCGCATGTACGACGCGCTCATCGCTTCCACGCCCGATCGTGTGCCGCGTGCGTGGACTTGCTGGCGTCCTCCAGGGACTTGATCAGCTTGTCCACGGTGAGCCCGGGGAGCCGACCGTCCCGGTACGCCTTGGTCACCTTGTCCAGCTCGAACAACAGGCCGAGCACGGCCACGCGTCCAGCGTCGTGACGGCGCTCCGATTCGGAGAACGCGTGCACCTGGTCGCCCAGAGCCTTGATCTCCTCTCCGTGGTGCTCACACGACTCGGCCCGAGCCATGGCCTCGCGGACGCTCCGGTCCTTGTCGACCTGGACGTGGGCCACCTGGTCCCGCATGAAGTCGCAGTAGGTGACGAGGTCCATCACCTCGGGCATGAGCGCCCGAGCCTCGGTGATGATCTTCCGCGCGCTGTCGCGGATGTGGATCGGGGCCACGCCCAGGGCACCACCCGGTCCGTCGTAGAACTCCGAGCGCTGGTCCAGGTGCAGACCGGCCGGGTGTGGTGCCCGCTTCAGCTCAGTGCACCTGGTTCGCGTGCATGTCGCCTTGTGCTCTCGCTTACTCGGGTCGTATCGGTTCGTCATCGTCATACCATCAGCATAGCAGTCACGGCTGTGAGGTTCAAGAGCGAGAAGGCCCCGGCCTTGAAGACCGGGGCCGTTGACGCTTACAGGTCAATCCGGCGAGATACATAGAGGATCCCACCTGCTCCTAGGCAGTCCCAGCACCGGCCGTTGGTCTCCGGCCCCGAGGCCGGTCCCCCCGCACCGGTCCCGGCGCACGAATCGCATTCCATCGTCATCTCCTGTCCCTCGTAGACCGGCACCAGGGGGCCGTAGACTCCTTCGACCTCATCCACCGTGAGCCCGGCCCCAGACGAGTCGATCGCCAGCGTCCCGTCTTCCCGGACGATCCAGTAGTCCCCGTCGTCGTCCAGGTAGCCGACCACCTCGGCCGGTACGCGCTGAGCCGCCCACCGCTGACGGATCCGGGACACCAGCGACCGGGCCTCTACGCCCGTCAGGAACGCGTACATGACGAGCCCGGCCCGGTCCCACCCGTCCGGCTGCTCCGGGTAGGTGACGATCAGATAGACCAGCACTCCCGCCACCATCGCGAGAATGACGGCGCTGGCCGCCACCTCCCACCGGGCCGGTACTCGGTTACTCTTGTCATGGTTCACGCCTGGATCTCCTTTCCTGCCGCAATGCGCACCCCCGGGACTCGTCACCCCGGGGGTGCGTTCTTTATCGGATGAGCGAGTCCCGGTCCCCGCCGATGGTGACCGGCTCGTGCGAGTCCACGTGCTCCTGAGCCAGGGTCAGGGCCTTGCCCACCTGCCGGTGGTACATCACCTCGCCACACTCGGTGCACGCGCCGCTGTGTCCGGTGCTGGCCGGTCCGTGCGGGACCTCTTTCAGCACTACTGCGATGCACGGGTCGGTCTCGTTCTGGATCACGATCTTGGCCATCTCGCTCCCCCTCGCTCGTTGTCGGTTGTGACCTTACCGCCACGACTGCTACGTTGGCAACATGACAACCGATCCGAACGGCTGGTTTCTAGCCAGCCAGGCACTGGACCACAAGGAGACCGTGAAGGCGCTGTCCTCCGCGATCCCGGACACAGTTCACGACGGGTTCCGGGAGTACGGCCTGGAAGGGCCGGTCCGGAACAACATGGCGGATGACATGGCCATCGAGCTGGCGCGCGCCGGATTCGCCCTGGTCCAGCTCACCCCCGGCCGCGAGAACCGGGCCGACGATCTCTCCTCGTTCCTGTCCCGCAAGGAGGACTGACCCGTGGCCGATATCAGTGACAACGTGCTGTGCGCCCTGGTCACGGTGTGTGCCACCATCCTTCTCGCCATCTCGATCTGGCGGAGCGGAGGGAACCGGTGAACCCGGACGAGGAACTGGAATGGCTCCAGCGCGAGATCGATCGCCTGGACCGGGCCGGACGGATCATCATCTGGAGCGGCATGCTCTCGCTGGTCGTCCTGGTCCTCGTGCTACTCCTTCTCACCTGACCCGGGTGGCGATCACACCTCCCCGTCTGATACCTTGTAGTCACGGCGACAAGGTGTCGCCTCAAGGAGGACATCATGGTGAAGGGCAGCACTTCAGGACCGGGCCGCAACGACCGGACCGGTGGGGGTCGTGACTCGGGCAGCACCGGGGGCGCCGGAACCGGGCCTGGCCGCACCGAGGGCCAGGGTCGTGACGGAGACCAGGGAGGCCGGGGGACCGGATCGGGCAAGAGCAAGTGATCCCGGGAACGGGACCCGGCCGGGGGGTGCCCTGGTGGCGCTCCGGCCGGGTTCTGCTGATCCGGTTCGACCGGGGACTCTCCCGATACCCTCTGGTCCCGGCCTTCCGGGAGGGCCGCCTGCTGATCCGGAGGTCCCGGTGAGCGACGCGGTACGGATCTTCCTGGCCTTGATCTATGGGGTCAAGGCGGCCACGTTCACCTACATCGCGTCGGTCATGTACGACCTCCCGAGGGTATGGCCCGGTGTCATCCTCATGTTCACCTCGGGGTGCCTGATCGTCATGATCGCCACCTCCCCGGGGAGAGGCAGGTGAGCGTGGTGGTCCGCCGTTGCCGGGCCGGTTCCTGGGGCGACCGCAGACACTGGGAGATCTTCCTGGGTCCGGCTCGCGTGCACCGGTGGTGCGCCGGGGCACCGTGCCACCTG